CCCCGCCGCCCCCGCCGCCCCCGCCGCCCCCGCTGCCCTGCATGCGGCGAGGAATGCGAAGCCATCTACTTTATCCCCGTGAAATTCGGTACGCAAATTATCGGCTGTGATATGTGTTATAACCCCGGCGACTTCCCCGGCGAGGATGTCCAAGAGGACGACCCCTGGGAAGATTGCCGCTGTATGGAGGACTACTAAAATGACCATTGACGACATCAGCGCCCTGAAACAGGCGCACGCACTTTTGAAAGGCCGGCATCTTGCCGAGTTCATCCCCACTAGAAAGGGCATCAGCGCTTGCTATTTCAAAGCTGTCCAGGCTGCCCGCCGCATCTATTCCGAGAGCATCGGCGCGTTTGTACCGCTTTTCGCAAAACATGAATACGGCCTGAACAGCACTTATTTTCTGGCAGACGGAATTCCGGTCTACTACTACGACCTCAAAACCCGAAAGCCGGACACGGCCCTGCCGCCCGCCAGCTGCTACCGCATCCACCTGACCACCCCCGACCCGGAAGGAGAAGCAATCTGATGAGCATCTATGAAACCCTGTCCAACATTCAAGTGGAACTCAAAGCCCCCAAGAACCTCTACAACTCGTTCGGTAAATATAAGTACCGCAACGCGGAAAGCATTCTCGAGGCCGCAAAGCCTCTTTGCGCCAAGCATGGCTGCACCCTGACCGTCTCGGATGAAGTCATTCTCATCGGCGACCGCTACTACATCAAGGCAACCGCCACAGTGCAGGATAAGGACGGCAGCGCCGCCAGCACCACAGCCCTTGCCCGCGAAGATGAAACCAAGAAAGGCATGGACGGCGCTCAGATCACCGGCACTGCATCCAGCTACGCCCGCAAATGCGCCTTGAACGGCCTGTTCTGCATCGACGACACCAAAGACCCCGATAGCGACGAATACCACAACCAGACTGCCGCCGAACCACAGCGCGACACAAACGCAGCCGCCGCCCGCCTTGCCGCCCGCGCAGAGTGCCAGCGGGCCGTAAAATCTTACTGCCAGAAGAACAACGCCGATGAAGCTGACGCGTGGAAACTCATTGCAGAGACCATCGGCAAACCATCTAAGGACTTCACGGCAGAGGACTGGAAGCAGGGCCAGCAGATTGCAGAGGCGTGGAAATGAAGCAACAAATCTCCATCAAGACAGCCGTTGTTATCGGCAACACAATCACGCTGGAATGTTCCCCGGCTGACTGCGATAAAGCCCGCGCCGTTATTGATGAGGGCAAGCCCCTTGCCGCCGTAATCGGCACGGCCTCACAAAAGCGCAGCCTGTCCGCAAATGCCTATGCCTGGGCGCTCATGAACCAGCTTGCCGTTAAAATCAACCGCCCCGTACTGGATATCTACCGCGATTTGATACGCGACATTGGCGGCAGCTCTGCTATTATCACCCTCCGCGCCGATGCCGCAAAAGCATTCAAAAACGGCTGGGAGAGCAAGGGCGAGGGCTGGCAGGTTCACAAGCTCGATGAAATGACCACCCCGCAGGGAACTTTCTACAACGTGCAATGCTGGTACGGCTCGTCCCAGTTCGATAGCACCCAGATGCACCGCCTCATCGAACTGATCGTGCAGGAATGCCAGCAGCAGGGAATCCCCACAATGACCCCGGAGGAAATAAGCAAGTTGAAAGGACTGACAGACGATGCACCGACCGACACGCAATGAATACGGCGTACAGCTTGACCGAAACGGTTACGCGCCATCTATTATGCCAATAGATGGGTTTAAATGCTACAAATGCAAGCAGTGGACACCGACCGAGCGCCATGAAATCTTTTTTGGTAGCGGAAGCAAATACAATGGAAACCGCGATAAAAGCAAGCAATATGGGCTTTGGGTTCCGCTGTGTGCGGATTGCCATAGAAACGCTCCTGATGCTGTACATAACTGTGCTGCTACGCGGCTGCGGCTTGAACAAGATGGTCAACGCCAAGCGATGGCCTACTATCACTGGACGGTGTCTGACTTTCGCCGCCGCTTTTACAAAAACTATCTAGATATTACGGAGTATTAACCTATGTTGAATGTTGTTGCTATCATTGGCCGCATGGTCAAAGACCCGGAACTCAAAACCACAAACAGCGGCAAGTCCGTCTGCTCTTTCCGCATCGCCAACGATTCCGGCTATAAGGATGCCAGCGGCCAGAGCCAGACGAACTGGCTGGACGTTACTGCCTGGGGTAAAACCGCAGAGTTTGTCTGCAAATACTTTCCCAAAGGCTCCCTCATTGCCATTGATGGCCGCTTGCAGACCCGCCAGTATCAGGACAAGAACGGCCAGAACCGCACAGCCGTTGAAATCGTGGCTCATGACGTGAGTTTCTGCGGCAGTAAGGAAAATACCAGCCCTGCCCCGCAGAACGCCGCGCAGCGCCCCGCAGCCTCCTCACAGCGCACGCAGGGCGAACCCGATGCAGACTATGCCCTTATTGAGGACGAGGGCGATTTGCCGTTCTGAGGTGCTGCCATGAATGACGAGAAAGAAAAGAAAGAACGCATCCCCTCACAGATAGACCAGATTCTGGCCGTGCTGGAATCCGGCGGCACACTTACCGCCCTGGACGCTCTGGAAGATTTCGGATGCAGCCGCCTTGCCTCCCGCATCACCGACCTCAAACGGAAAGGCTACCCGGTAGCCTCCCGCATGGTACAGCGCCGCAACCGCTACGGCAGACTGTGCCGCGTCGCTGAATATTACATGGAGTGTTGAAAAATGGCAAACGAGGGCTTCATCAAGCTATACAGAAAAATGCTCGAATGGGGCTGGTATGATGATGGCCCCACCAAAGATGTGTTCATTCACCTGCTTCTAATTGCCAGCTACGAGGACAAGTTCTATCGCGGAATCACCCTAGAACGTGGGCAAGTTGTCGCCACAGCGTCAGAAATCAGCAAGCAGACCGGTTTATCACGCCAACAAATCCGCACTGCAATTTCCAAGCTAATTTCAACCAGCGAAGTAACCACGTCAAGAAAAGGAAATTTTACCGTATTTACGATAAATAATTACGCTGATTATCAGGGAACCAACCAGGTTAGCAACCAACCATCAACCAACCATCAACCAACCATCAACCAACCCTCTAATACTAAGAAGGTAAGAAGTAAAGAATATATAGCTACTACTGCTGCCAGCGACGCCGGGTGTGACCTGTATAACCAGGATTTATCCGACTGCATTCAGTGCTATGAACAGAACTGTGGTTCCATCCCCCGCGCTGTATCCGATGAAATCAAAGCGGCCCTACAAAAATTTCCAGCCGCCATCATCTGTCAGGCAATCGAAGAAGCCGCCGTTCATAACTCCCGGCGTTGGAGTTACATATCCCAAATCCTGGCACGCTGTGAGCAGGAAGGGATCTACACTGTGGAAGCTTTCAAGGCAAAGCGCGACAGTGCTAAAGCGGCCCGCACCGCGCCACGCCAGACCGACGCCGCAGCCGCGATGGAGCGATTAAAGCAGCTTGCGAAAGGAGTGACCGCAGATGACTGAACAGGAAACTGCCCTCTTTCTGCTGTCCTGCACCAACTACTGGGCAAACCTCATGCGCGGCAAAGACCCGGACGAAATGACAAAAGCCTGGGCCACAGCGCTGAAAGATGTTCCCTTGCAGGCGGCCAAGAGCGGCGCGGCAAATCTGGCCGCCACACTGAAATTCCCGCCCACCGTTGCCGAGTTGCGCACGGCGGCCGAAGAATTTCTGCCGCGCAAAATCGAATCCTTTGACGTTCTGTTTGCCCGCACCTGCCATGCGTGCCTGAATTTTGACACGCCGCTTTTCCAAAAGATGCGGCGTGGTGACATTGACCCGCAGGAGGCGCTGAACCTGAATGCCAAAGTATGAAATCATCACCTACTCCCGCTCTACCGGCGACATCACCCACTCCAAGCGCCTGTATTCCACGCATTGGAACGCCGAAGCCGCCCTGCGCACCGCAGGCTACACCCAAAATCCCCGCCTGCCGGATATCTGGTACAGCGAGAAGTACTACGCAAAAGTAAAGGAGGTAACGCTGTGATACAAAAATACATTATCTCCATGCCCCCCATCACCAAAAAGAACTCCCAGCAGATACTTACCAACCACCGCACCGGCAAGCCGTTCATCGCCCCCAGCAGGCAGTATAAGCGTTACGAACAGGCCGCTATGTGGTATCTAACCCCAAAGCCGAAAGCCCCGCTGTCGGGCCGCTACCGCGTCGCCACGGTGTTCTATATGCCGACCCGCCGCAAAGTAGACCTCACGAACTTAATGGAGGCTGCCCATGACACCCTTGTAGCCGCCAAAATCCTTGCAGATGACAACAACACCATCATCGCCAGCGTGGACGGCTCCCGCGTAATGTACGACAAAGAAAACCCCCGCACAGAAATTTTTATTGAAGAAATGGAGGATGAGACAACATGACAGATGAAGTTTATGAGTACCAGCAATCCATGCAAGAACAGGCCAGGGCCGCACATCGAACGCCTATTTCCCCAACACGCATTGCAAGCGAAGCGGAAAATCACAAAAAAGACGGCCCCTGCCAGACCATTGTTTTGCCCAACCTGCCAAGCGTGGCGGGACGTGTCAAGTATGCGATGGGCACTATGAATTTGAGCCAGTTCTCCCAGCGTACCGGCATCAGCGGCAGCTACTTAGGCCAGCTGTGCAGCGGCAAGGCAAAGACACTCAGCGCCTACAACGCAAACCGCATTGCAGGGGCGTCCAGTATGGGCGTTACCGTCGGCTGGCTGCTGGGTCTGCCCAAGCCGGAGGAAAAGCAGCCGCCCGCCCCGCCGCCGGAGCCGGAACTGCCGGACATCCCGGATTTCTGGGAGCGACTGGAATGGGCTGTCAAAAACAGCGGGAAAACCAGAAACGCTATCAGCTATGAAATTGGCGCAAACACCGATTATATTTCATATTCGCTCAGAAACAGAAGTAAAATCCGCGCTGACAAGGCCGACCCATTAGCAAAGGCGCTTGGCGTAGACAAAGAATGGCTTTTTAAGGGAATTGATTTGTATAAAGAAACGAAACGAAACGAACGCATTGCGCCCTTGATAGAGTCCGTAAAGGATGACATGTTAGCTGAGGGCATAACATATCAGGAAATGGCGAAACGCATTCGGGTAAATAAAGCCTCTTTGTACTACTGGATAAATGGTAAAACGACGCCGAATGCCGCCGGTGTAAAAAAAATCAAGTATTATATCGAAAACTTGTCGCCCGCAGCAATGGATTTTAAAAAGGCACATGACGATGTTCAAAAAAACGAAAAATCCCAAGCAAAAAGCGAAAAAATCGTGCAGAAGGTTGAAGGCGTATACACGGCTGAAACGCTGGCTGCTATTGTATCAGTCTTAAAGGGAACATACAAAGTAAGTTTAACATTAGAGGAAGTGTAACCCATGAAAGCCAGACTTCATCCCACCCCGGCCATGCAAAAAGCCCATAGACGCTTATGCAGAATCTAAAATTCAGGGCATCCAGAGCCGTGCGCAGGAGGCTGTCATGAAGGAGCGCAACGACATTGCAACCCGCGCTACCTATCTGTGCCTGCTGGCGTGCTATCAGGTCGGTCTTTCTCCCCGCACCCTGAAACGGATTCAGGATGCAATGACCGGCCCCGTTGCTGATAAATACAATGAGTACTGCAATGACCAGCTTGCAGACCTTTGGGCACAGGTAACACTACAGGGCATCGGTATTGATGCCCCTAAAACGGAGGAACCGCTATGAAACGATTTCAGATTATTTATACGATAGACGATGACCAAATGAAAATTGAAACATACGTTGATGGATTTTCTACCCTTGAAATGCTGGCGGCGCTGGATATCAAGCGCGAAGACATTATGGCACAGTGCACTCATTCATCTGAGTTTAAGCGCACAAGAAAGCTCCCTGACGGTTCCGAAATAGAAGTTACAAAGGATGATGATTTGCCATGAAGCGAACAGTAACAAAGCCATGCCAGTGCTGCGGCAGCATTATGGTGAATGTCAACCGGCAGACGCGATTTTGCGAGGAGTGCAAGCGCATCAAAGGAAACGCCGCTGCCCGTGCCGCATATCATAAAAACCGCGAGAAAGTTTTAAAGCGGCGCAGAGAAAGGCGCATTGCTAAAAATGCTGAAAAACCGAAGGAAATCGTGGTGCCGAAAGAAATCAAGAGAATAAAACCGCTCGAACAATGTACCCGCGAAGCCGCCGCCCTGGGACTGACCTATGGGCAGTATGTAGCCCGCGGACTGGATAAGGAGTAAGACTATGGACGCAATACAATTCTTTAAAACTGTTGGACGGATTTGCAAGACGAATAACGAAAAATGTGATGAGTGTCCATTAGATAAATGCCCTTGCAGTGCATATATAAACTATATGGTAGACACTGAACAAGATAAAGACATTGAAGAAATGGTAAAAATTGCAGATAGGTGGGCGAAAGAGCACCCGGACAAGACCCGCCAGAGCGAGTTCTTGAAGATATTCCCAAGAGCAAAAGTTCGTGATGGCGTGATTTCTTTGTGTCCCCAATTCTACTGTATAACTATTCTAGGAACGGATTTTACAGGGTGCAACCCGAGTGATTGCGCCAAATGCCTCCGTGAATACTGGCTTGCAGAGGTGACGGACAATGACTAACATCACAACCCTGCGACCTGGCGAACACTTCATGTTCAAGAACTTTGAATGGGTCTGCCTTGACCAGAACCACCCTGACGGCGGCATGCTGGCAATTATGGTTGAACCGTGTGCAAAAGATGTAAAGTTCTGCCCAAGTGATAAGTTCGCAGATAAAAAGGGCAACTGGAATAACTACCGCACCAGTAATGTGCGGGGGATTCTAAACGATATGGCGAACAGTGTTTTCGAGAAAAAAAGTCTGCTGTTGCATACCGTTGACCTTGTCGCAGACAACGGCGACCGCGCCTATGGAACAGTACAGGACACCGTTTTTATTCTTACCTGTGACGAGTACCGCAAGTACCATGATTTCATCCCACACTACGACAGCTGGATTTGGACTGCAACGCCGTGGTACTGTGGTGATGAGGATTCAGACACGGGCCCCGCTGGCATCGGTCGCCTTGTGGACGTGGATGGTAAGTTATGCAACAACGGTACATGCGGCAGCTATGCTGTCGCCCCGGCTTGTATTCTAAATCCAGCAGCCCTGAATCTGCGCCAGAGTATGGCCTATGTAGAAGAGGTATCAGAATGAGCAAAACAACAGGCTGCCCGATTCCGGGCGCAAGCCAGCCGAAAGAACCGGTGCGGTTGATTGACATTAAAGAAATCTTACAATATGACGGTGCACATTTCACATGGTCTGGCGGCAGGAATTGCCTTTCTGAACAGAAAGCGGCCTATGCGCGTGGTTACGACGCTGGGATGAAGTTCATCGTGGACGAAGCCAAGAAAGCACCTACCATCGACCCAGAATCCCTGCGGCCTACGGCGCACTGGATAAGCGATAGCGGCGGAAGCCCAAATGTTGTATGCTCAGCCTGTAATGCAATTTCTTTCGTTGCTTATAATTTTTGCCCGGAATGCGGCAAAAGGATGGTGAACACAGATGAAAAGCATTGTACTTGATGGAGATAAGATTGCTGAAGCTATCCAAAAGGCAAAAGATAAAATGATAAATGGAGAATATGACAACAATGATTTGATTTTGCGCGGCGATGCGTTAAAAGCAATCAGACAGAGATGCATTGGCGAGCATTTGCCTTTTGACTCAAATACGCCAGTTGGTGCGCGGGTTCTTGATGCTCTTGTTGCTGTATATCAGGTTAAACCATACAAAGACGTTTGCGGCAAATGGATAAGCGTTAAAGACAGACTGCCGGCTAAACACGAACGCGTACTTATCTACGATTCCGTTTGTCACAACATTTATATGGCATGGAGAGACGATGATTTAGACGTATGGTTCAGCGAGGAATATTTACCAGACTTTGTTTATGTCACCCACTGGATGCCACTCCCTGAACCCCCGGAGGTGACCCAATGACCATTATCCTTGTTATCGCCGCCGTCTGTGTTTACGACCTGTGCGGCCTGCTCGCCGTCCTGTACATCAACCACACAGACTGTATGGACACCGTAGACGACAACGTTATTGCCCTTATTTTCTGGCCGCTGCTGGTCGTAACCCGCATCGGCATCGCATGCTATAGAATCATAAGGAGGCTTTTAAAATGACTTCTACCCCAGCAGGCAACACCCAGCGTCAAAAATGGATGGAAAAATACGCCGTCTATCAGAAAGCCTTCATCGAGGCCCGCGATAAATTTTATGAATCCAACGCCGCCATGTCGGCTCACCCAGCCGATGGTATGCCCAAAGGCAACACCCGCTCTGACCCGGTAGCCCGCCTGGCAGAACAAAACGATAAAGCCTATGCCCGGTACTGCCGTGCCCGCGCCGAGATGAACACAGCCTATTCCAAGCGGCACGATGCTATGAACCCCCTCAACTCCGACCAGCAATCTGTCCTGACCGCCATTTACTTTGAGGGCAAATCACGCCGCGACACAGCAAAAGAACTGAACCGTTCTGATTTCTGGGTACGTGCGCAGGAACGCACTGGCCTGTTTCTTCTGGAACTCCCCTCCGGCTGGGAACTTGATATTCTCCCATGACACAGCAAAGCCCGCAACTGCCGAGAAAACCTCTTCAGCTGCGGGCTGATTTTTTATTTCTGCACTGCCGCAATATTGTGGTAATACCGCCCGGCCTTGTTCTCCGGCGCGTCCTTGTCCTCCAAAAACGCCGCTGCAAGGTCTGCGTAAAACTCCGGCCTGTCCACGCTGTTCTTGCGTGCTGCCTTGCAGTAGTCGCTGTACATCATGTTCATCACAGCGGCCCACTTCCACGCCTCGCAGGTAATGCCGCGCGGGGCCATATAGGGCCGTGTCTGCTCCACATCCCAGTGCGCACCCATGCTGCCGTCCTCGTTGTGCATATTGTACATCCACGCCATTGCCTCGTCCTTCGTCAGTTCGCCGTCGCAGCCGCACTCAGCGCACGCCTTCACGTGCTCCCAGCATTCCAGCATGGCGGTCAGCGTGGCAACTGTGCGCTCGTTCACCGGGTAGTGCTCGGCAAACTCGTCAATCTCGTGTTCCAGCTTCTCCTTGTATGCCTTGATATTCTCCATCACTGCCACCTCATGCCAGCTTTACAACGCTGGCGCACACATGGTTCACCGTACCCGCAACGCCGCTCATAACCGCGCTGATGGTCGGCATATTGCCGCAGCATACCGGGATGTACAAGGTCGTTTCCGCGTGCAGCGTCACACTGCCGTCAGCCGCCACAGTGGCCTGTGCCGTCATACAGGGCAGCGCCGAAGCATCCTTCATGCCCTGCAGCACTTCCGTTCCGGCGGCCCCCGCCGTGAAAACCACATCATAGCTGATTCTGTACAGGCCGCTGCACTGAATCAGGAACCCGCCCGCGTTTGTGTTGATCGCGCACCCGGTATCGGTGTTCAGCACGCCAAGCACATTCACAGGCGTGGCAGTGGCAGCCATCGTCTGCGCGGTGTTGTTGTAGGTGTTCTGTGCGCTCTTGTAGTGGCTGTTTTTAAGCCTTTGATTGCAAGCCATAAAACTATACTCCTTTCCTCAAAAAAGCCCGCACAGCGCTTGCCGTGCGGGCTTACGCGCTGTTACAGCGAATTAGTTGCAGCAACCAGTGTTGCAGCCGCAGAAGGGGCTCGGCCCTGCCGTGTAGGTGTAGCCGTTGGGGTAACGCACCACGCCGTACATGCGGTTGTCCATCTGCAAGGCGTTTACCTTGTCGCGCAGCTGCTGAATCTCGTTAGCCTGCATCAGCGCACGTGTCTGCTCGCCTTCGGCGCGGATTGCATTCGTGATGTCGCAGGTCTGGCGATCCATCTGCGCGGACAGGTTGGCCGTCGCAAGCCGGTTCTCGCAGCAGCAGCTGGCGATCTGCTGCTGGATATTGTTGCCGGTCTGCATTACGGTCTGGTTCAGATTGCTCTGGCCCAGCGCCACTTCCTTGCCAAGCTGGCCGATGCCGCCCTGCATATCGAAGCCGAGATTGCAGACGCCGTTGCCCAGATTGGTCAAACGGTCGTTCAGCTGGCCAAACTGCTGGCCGAACAGAATCTCCTGCTGGCTGGCAGCAGTGGCATACTGGCCAAACTCGCCCTGCCGGTTGCCCCAGAAGCCGCCGCCCATAAAGCAGAACAGGAACAAAATCACGATCCACCATGCGCCGTTTCCACCGAAGCCGTTGCCGTCACCGGTCGCCGCGCGCAGGTCGCTCAAAGAGTACCCATTGTCCATAGTATCCAATCCTTTCGTAAGATTTGTATTTATAAACCGTGTCGACCCGGCTTATATCAGTAAAATATGCCCTTGAACTGTTCCGCCTGTTGTTTCAGCTGCTCAAACTGCTGCTGGCTCATTCTGCCATCTGAAAGCATCTGCTCCACGATTTTCTGCGGGTCTTTCCCCTGCATCTGCTGTTTGAACTGCATAAACTGCTGCACAACGTTCATCGGGCTATTTGGCATTGCGCTTTTCCCCATTGCCTGTAGAATCGGATTTGTCATTGAGCATCTCCTCCAATCGTTTCACACGGTTTTCCAGGCTGTTCACGTCCACCGGCGGCGCGGCCTGATACGGGGTAATGGTGTAGGGTGTCAAAGTGGGATACCCTGCCCCATCTGTTGTTTTCAGCCACACTAGCGGCGCGGTCTCGTCCAGCAGCAGTGCGCTAGAATTCGGTGCCATTCCAAACGCCTTTGCGCCGTTCTCACCGCTCACCTTCGTGATGCTGCACGGCTGTAACGCCTGCTGCATCGTTTGCCCATAGGGGTTGCTGTAGGGGGTCTGCATACCGTAGTTATTCCAGTACATCACGCTCACCTCATCTTTCTGATTTTATTGTACCGCAATCCATCCCGCGCCGTAGGCCATTCCCGCGCCAGTATCACGTCACTTTTACGCCAAAACAAAAAAGCGGGCAGCCACCCCTAAGGATAGCTGCCCGCTTATCACCGCAGTTTATTTTTGATGTTGCGCACCCTGCGATTCACCGTGCGTTCGCTGCAATACAGCTCGGCTGCAATCTCGGCATTGCGCCGTCCATGCCGCCGCATATCCAGCACTTCCCGCTCATCGTCCGTCAGGCTGAATACAAGCTCGTCATACTCCGCCCGGTTCATGCAAAAATCAAACTTCATACAGCACCTCAATAGGGATTCTTCCACTGCTTGTTTGTCTTTGTCAAATAGGCTCGGCGCAGCTCGTTCGTCAAGTCCATCTCGTTCAAACGTGCCACAGCCTCGTCTTTATCGGCTTTGCCGTTGCCGTTCGTGTCGGGGATGGTAGCGCGGTAGTTTACCCAGCCTTGCAACGCATCTGCGCCGTAGCTCTGGTAAATCTCCGCACCCGCCTTGTCGGCATACGTGCCGCCCTTTTCCGGGTACTTGCCGTTCTTGTCCTTCTTGTAGTACGCTGCCAGATACGCCCTCGCAAAGTCGTCTCCGCTCAGGCCGTATCTCTGCATACCGTAACCGACAGTAAACTTGTCCGGTGTCTGGTCATCGTCCAGCGTCTTTGCCACAGCACTGTAAGCCTGCATATAAGCGGTCACGGCCTCGTCTCCGGCAAGGTCGCTGATGTTGCGTACCGTACTGCCCTCTTTGGTGCTGTTCACAAAGTTTTCCACAGCGTCATCGCCAAACTGCGAGTACAGTGTATTCCATGTCTCCACCGCGTCCAGGTCGGCATTGTCATTGCCGCTCGTCTCCCGCTTTTCGTCGAGTACAAGGTCAGTAGCGTTCTTCATCAGCACATACTGGCTGAATCCTTCCGCGCCGCCGTCCCGGTATGCCTCGTACTCCTTCTCGTTCACACCGCTCACGCCGTCACCAACAGCGGCCACGCCGCCAGCTGTCTTGGCTACCGTGTAGGCATCCTGCACAAGCGCACTCTGCTGGTCTTCCGGCAGCTGCAAAAACATACTGTTCTGCCGCAGCTCGTCAATCAGATCATAGGCTGTCTGACCGCTTGTCTTGGCATACTCGGTCTTTTCCTCCGGGGTCATGTAGTAGTTTTTGCTGTCTACGGTGATTTTGCTGCTTGCCTTCTCCGGCAAGACATGGCTGTCGTTGGTGTTGCCGTACAGTTCTTGCAGATATTCATCCACAGGGGTGATGTTCTCGGCGCTCACATAACCGGGGCTAAGCATGTTGTACGCACCGCGCAGGAACATCCCTCCCGCTGAATCATCCGTACCGTCAAGACTTGCCTCTTCGCGGCCCCACTGGTCAATGTACGGCTCGTTGTTCATGCTTAAGCCGGGGATTTTATTCTCCGCTTTTCGGATTGCGTAGTTGGTATTCCTTTCGGTCTTGCTATCCCCGCCGCCATAAGTGGAACGGCGCATAGGGTCAATGGTTCTAGCAATTTGACCAGATGCGGTTGGAACATACTGCTGTGCATAACTGCCCAGCGTCCCACCGAGAAGCGTTGCCAATTTATCGTTGGAATCTGCATAGCTCACGCTGTCCAGAGTGTCATTCAGTCCTTGCAGCATTGTGGTTTCCAAAATTGGGTTCCCAATTTTTCGCGCAGCGTCAAGGAATTTTGTAACACTTAGACCGTCGTTCTGCCATTCATTGGCAATCTCGGCGCCCATCAAAAGCGGTACGCTTGCGGGGCTAGCCCAATCAATCGTGTACGTCCCTTTTCCGGGTATGTTGATGGAATATTCCTGCTTGCCGGTCATCTCATTAAACGCATCGGCGCGATCATCTCCACTCTTGCTGCCGTTCAACAGCCCATTATATGCAAGGATGCCGCCTATGCCCATCAACGCTGTGCCGGTCAGCCCTTTGGCCGCAGCATCAATTACATCTGCCTTGCTTGCACCTGCGGCATAGCGATAAGCAGCTTCTACTGTACCGCCTACAATATTGTATTCCATTGCATTTTTGGCAATGTTCAGCGGGGTTTTCTTGAACGGTAAAACGCCTTCGCCCACCGCCCATAGTATTTTTCCACCGACTCCGTGCCCTTTAATATCATTCTGATAATTTTTCAGTGCAGTGGAAAGAAAGTTGTCTTCGTGAAACGTGGCTTCCTTTGCATCGCGCAAAGCCGTTGCAGCTGCATCCACAAGTGCCTGCTTGCTTTTTGCATCGGTTGCTGTAAAAACGCTGCTGTCATAGCCACGCGCTTTCAGCTGGCTTGCCATTGCATTGCCAAATGCCGAAGTAAGGAAAATATTATCCTCTTTTTCCAGCAATGCACTGTTGATGTCAGCTGCTTTCTGGATCACCTTCCCGGGTTTGCTGGTAAACGTATCCTGCGCGGCACGCAGCCCGCTTTCCGCATTGAACTTGCCGTCATTGTACAAAACAGAATACATTTTGTTCTGCCCGTACTCTTTGGCAAGGTCTACCATCTTGCGGCCATCGGCTGTAAGTGTTGTTCCAACGGCTTTTGTCCGCTGGTCTTTCGGCAAAGCAAGCTGCATCACGCCGGAAACATTGTCTTTGGCGCGGGTTACAACGCCCATCGATACGTTACCAAGCACATTTCTTGCGTGGGTTCTGGTATTTCCCAGCATAGACAGATAGCGGATACTTTCCATCTTGTCTCCAAATGTTTTGGCAGGCAAATATTTGGTAAGCCGCTTATATGCGTCCATTTCCTTTTCGTAGCGTGCTTTGCTGTCAGGCATATCGGCCATTTCGGCAAATGCGTTTTTTACATAGTCGTAATCTTCCTGGCTTAAATTCTCAATGCCGAGAGTTTTACGCGCCATTGCATTAAACACATCGTCTGCATTGCCTCCGGCAAGAATGCTGGCAGCCGCAGATTTTGCTTGCTCATCGGTGGCCTTGATACCTTTTGTATCTGCCATTCTCTTAATGCGCTTGGCAAGGTCATCCATCTGTGCGTTTAGTGGATTATCGCCTACATCAACGCCCTGCGCCTTCAAAAAAGCGGTAAATTCTTCGTCTTGTGGCCCGGACTTCGCCATTTCTACAACATCTGATGCCAAAGATTCCAGTTGCTTTCCGTCTCGTGTTTCCGCAAAATCATTTACTTTTCTTTGCGTGATTTGTTCAAACTTGCGGATGGGAGTATACTCGTCAATTTGCGCCCAGCGCCCCGCACTCAATGCTTGGGCATTTTTGCTCTGCCCGGCGCTGACAGCGCGGTTCAGGTTTTCAATTTGTGCCTGCACCAACTGTGCATCTGCGCTGCCTTTTTCGTAGTTGTTCAGCATATTTTGCAGCTGGTCGGCGGCATAATAACCGCGATATACGTCGCTGGCATCAAAATCCCCGGCATCTGATTTTCGGGCCAATTCATCTGCAACCGTGCGCCCGGCGCTCAAAATATCGCCGTTCTGCTGTACTAACAAATCAAAATCCTGTTTAGCGGTATCCTTACCTTCTGCCCTGCTGTATACGGTATGTGTCTGTTGTCCGATACCTGCCGCCGCTGCCTCGTCCGCATCAATTTTGCCGCCCATCGCACGCTGGTTCGCATAGTCCTGGTTCACCACCTCGCGGCGGTCATACTGCGTGCTTTCCGCACCAACCGCATTCTTCGGCACACTCTCGCTGCCATTCAGGGGCCGCGCTGCATTCTGCCCGATGGTGCCTCCTGTCGTCTGGCGGGCATTCTCCACAACGTTCAAACCCGGCACAGTCTCACTCGCGGCCTCAGTCTGCTGCAAAAATGCAGCGCCACCGGCATCAGCCGGAGGCGCTGCGTTCATGGTTGGCATTGTAGCGTCACCGCGCTCATACACCCGTTTTACATAGTCAGGCGCATTCCGGTCGAAAGACTGCGTGTCTAACCAGTCTGCAAAATCCTCGCCGCCAAGCGGTGCGTTGCCGGGGCCATCAAGGATACGATCCCGCATATAGTCTATGACGGCTCCGCGCATATCGGTATCAACCAAAGGGCCGGCTTTGCTCTGCTGCACAAGTCCCATAAGGGCGTCTGCCGCGTTGCCGTCCGGTATGCGGTTCCCCATGCCCATCATGTCGTACACTTCCGTTATGGCAGTGTCGTAATCCACGCCATCTTTCAGCGAAAAATGCGTGCCGTTCTGGATATTGTACTGCGACAAAGTCTTGAGGCCGCTTGCGTTCAGCAGCTCTCCCTGCGTCTGTGCATCGACCTTGATAGGCGTAGTTTTCAGATAGTCTTTCAGAATCGTTGCGGATTCATCCAACGGTTCAGCGTAATCATCAGCCCTCACAATGCCAAGCGCAATGCTTTTGGCTTCCTCTGCAAGGTCTTCCCGGCTTGCGCCGTTCTGCATCTGGCTGTACAGCGATTCTACGCGTCTTGTGTAGGGGCTTCTGCGGTCTTTTCCTGTGATTGTCTGCGCCCACTCTGCCACTGATTGAGCGTTTCGCGCATCATTGTTTTGTACTCCTCGTCCGAGCACACTCTCGGCGCTACCTTGCCCGCCTTCACCTGCTTGTCCAGAAAGTCCATCTCTAACGCTTCCGGATTGCAGTTCATTGCCTCCGCCAGATTCAGCATCGACCCGAATGTTTGCTGGAATGTTTTCTCCCAAGTTCTCATTTACAACACCTGCCTTTGCTCCATTGTAACCTGCCTGCCCCTGCGCGTCAATCGGCAAACTGTCCGTATTTTGCAGCGCAAGTTTGGCTTCATCTCCGATTTCCTGCTGGCGTTGCAACACGGCGCGGCGCAGCTGTTCAGCTTCTTTTTCCTGCGCACCGTTCAAATTGACCTGTCCGCGCAGTTCATCCAGCGTATTCAATGCACTGCGGTTGGTCGCGTCTGGCGTGTTCATCTTCTGTATCTGCGCGGCAAGCCCAGTTGTGCCGTTGGCTTCCGGCTGCACAATGTTTCTTGCCGGTTCTGCGCTCTGCACATCCTGCGCGGCATCGTCTGCCTGTTTCAAGGCATCCTGCGCAGCGTCACCCGCTGTGCCTTTCATCCTGTTGAACAACGTCACGCCAATTTCCGGCAGTGCATTCATGGCAACGTTTTCGGCAATGTTTTTAGCTGTGTTCCCAGCAATTTTACCGGGGGTCAGGGCGTCGTCTACCGTCTGCCCATTGGCGATTGCCTCCTGCTGGGCAGAATAGGTGCTCAAATCATCCGCCAGCGTGGGCAAGGTGTCCAGCGCAAGGTCTGCGGTCGTGTCGGTCAAAATGCGTCCCAGCGCATCCCCGGCCCCCGCACCCAAAATATCCCCCAACACAGGGATTTTCTGTGCCTGCCCCACAACAACATTGCCAGCCTTGCCCATAGTCTGCGCAAGCGGCGTGCCCGCCATAGCGGTATTGAACAGGTTGTACTGCATTCCCTTACCAACCAGCGTTCCTGCTGTCGCCGCAAGCGGGTCATAGCTCTTTGCACTTTCAATCGCGTTGCTAAGCTGCGGCAGCTCTGCACCGGTAGCATTCGCAATGTCTGTCAGCTTGTCCACGCTCTTTGTCAAAAACGGTATACTGTCATACATCCCGGCTGTAAAAGCCTGCGCAGTCTGCCCGGCTCCGTTCATCTGCGCTTTTCCTCGCAAGGCGCTGTTTTGGTTCAGCTCTGCATTCATGGCAGCCGTCTTTTTCGCGTAGTCCTCTTGGCTCAGGCCCTCTTTGTTTGCAGCAGTCTCAAACACCCGCTTCAAGCCACTAAAGCCGGTGTTCTTCGTGCTCTTTTCGTACTGGTTCACCGCCGCCACTTCGGCGCTCGTCAGCTTGCGTCCCGGTGCGGCAAGCTCTGCCCGGTAGCTGGTATCCGTCTGCAACTTTTTCAAGGCTGCGGCGGTGTCCTCCTGTCGGCTCTTATAGTCGTTGCGCTTGTCCTTTGCAGCCTGCGTCTCTGCCGCGCTGGGGGCGCTTCCTGCGGCGGCGTAACTGCTGCCGATAACTTTCCCACCACGCGTTACAGCACGGCTCTGGGCGGGCTGCGCGGCGCTCCCACGGCCTGTACCGTTCTGCTCGGCGTAGCTCTTTGCGGCGGTCGTGCGGGTACCGGCTTTTTTCGCTTCCAGATACTTTTCCTGCGCGCTCTTTTCCTTTGGCTTTTCGCTCTTTGTCTCGTCTTTTTTCGTGTCCTCTGCCTTGGGCTTGCTGCTCGCCGTGCTGCCGCCGGTACTTGCAGTACTGCCAAACAGCGCATCCATCGCTGCCCCTGCATCCTCACCGCTGGCGCTGTCTGCGCTGTCGGTGCTGCTGCCACTTTTCCCGCTGCCCTTCCAACTTCTGCGTTTGCTCCGGGCCGCTTTGGCCGCTGCCGCCGCTTCTTTCGCTGCCTGTTTTTCGGCATACTGCTGCGCCTTTTTTTGCTGCTCGTACAGGTCGTTTGCCTGTTCGAACTTGGCTTGCGCAAGTTTCATCTGGCGGTTCAGCACATCATTGTTCAAGCTGTTTTCCAGGCTGACACCCTGCACAATGTTTTGCAGGGTGTCGCTGAACGTGTCTTTCAGTACAGGCAGTGTCTTGTCGGTCGCATTCAGCAGCGCCGCGCCTTTTGCCCGCGCCATCTGCGTTTTGTTCTGGCCCTCGTTCACCGTGCTGGCCTGGGCGTTTTTGTACCGGTTCAAATATGCGTTCAGCAGCGCATCTTCCCGGTTGCTCACTTTTGCCATCTGTCAAGACCTCCCATATACAAAAAGTGGTGGGGCGGCTTTCCATTTACCGCCCCACTCTCTTATTCGTAGCTGTATTCCCACTGCCCGGTGCTGGTGTTGAACTTCTGCTGCAAACGCGGCATACTGGCGGCCATGTTTGCGTAGCCCTGCATCAGGCTGATCAAGTTATTTGCGTTGTTCGCCGTCAGGTTGCTCAAATTCGTCTGGTACTGGCTCAAGTCGGCTGCGTCGCCGCTGGCCTTCTGGTTTTCCAGCTGGGCCATGTTGTTCTGGTAGGTGTTCAGCAAACTTGCCAGCTGGGCGGCACGTTCGGTTTCTAGGGCGTTGCGGCTGCTGCCGTAGTTGTTCAGCATACCGGCGGTCGTGGTCTCCGCCGCGCCGCCGCCAATGCCCTGCGCCGCAAGCTGCTGGGCAAGGGTGCGCTGGTTCATCATTTTGTTGATGTACGCTTGCTGCAAGGCGCTGTCTGTGGCGCTGTTCAGCTGGTTCTGGCCGTACTCGTAGTCAGTTTTCTGCTGGGCCGCACTGCGCTGGTAGGCTTCCTCACGCGCTTTGCGCTGTGCCTCCTGCGCGGCTCTCATCTGCTCTTCTGCCCGGCGCTGGGCTTCCGCCGCCTGCTGCTGGGCTGCCTGTAAGGCGCTCTGCATCTGGTTCATGTAGCTCTGCATATAGTCGTTGTTCTGCTGCGGTGCACTGTAACTCTGCTGCGGTGCGCTGTACGTGGGCGTGGATGCCACCGTGGCCGGGGCTGTGTAGGTTGTCTTTGGCTGGCTCACCGTTTGCACCGGCGGGGTATACGTATTCTTTGGGGCCGTATATTTGTTGCTGCCGGTCGTATATGTTTTTCTGCTGCCATACTGGTTTACTCTGTTCGTGCCGGGTTTAACGTAGTAATCTTTTGTAGACCCTGTAACTGGTTTCGGCATACATCATTCCCCTTTCTTCTCCGACTGCGTGCCAAAATAAAAGGCCACGACCATTGTCACAATGGTCATGACCGTGTCAGGCTGTAATTTGCTCTGTAATGCCATCACGGCAAAAACCGCAACAACCACAAGCGTCACAATGGTTTTTACCTTGATAAGCGCTGCCAGATTTTTTAAAAAATCGCCCATAGATATGCACCTTCTTTCAGCCAATCAGATGCTTCTGCAAGTCTTTCTTTGCTTTCTGCATCTGGTCAATGTTGTTTCCATCCAGATTGTGGTCAAGCAGGGCAAGCAGCGCCTGCATGGTCACGCGCTGCCCCTCGTCCATGCGGTCAAGCCGCAATTTGTCGTTTTTCAAAAATCCCTCCATAGAGTTCACCCGCTCTTCCAACTGGGTAATGCGTTTGTCCTGGTCGGTCTTCGGCTTTTTTATGGCAGTGATTACTTTGCTTATAGCCACGCCCCCGGCATACAGTCCGGCAGCAGCGCCCGCCGCGTAGATCAAAAACGCCCAGGCTTCCGCAAGTGTAAACGAAAATACGTGCTGCATTGGCATCAATCCTCCGCCCATTCAGATTTATACAGCCCGGCATCCGTCAGGCCGCGCTCCTTGCACAACAGATAAATCGCATCAGCATCCCCCTGGCTCACCGGCCCGATGGTAATCACTTGCAGCTTGCCGGTGCCGTTCTGGGCCGCATGTGCGCCGCTGGCGGCTTGCTCGGGCAGCTGTACAGCGTGCTCCCCGGCACGGTATGTAAACACCTGCCCGCTCGCGGTGGTAAAGTCGCTGTCCAGCCACACCAGCGGATTCGTGCGTTTGCCGTTCAAAATGACCTCGAAATGCAGATGCGCGCCGTATACGTTGCCGGTCACGCCGCTGTAGCCGATAAGCTCTCCCTCTTTAACCTGCTGGCCACACTTGACGCAGTAGCTGGACAGGTGCGCGTACCGCGTCTGCAACGTCTGCCTCTTGTATGGTGCGTGCCTGATTCTCACCATGTTGCCGTAGCTCTGCATACTTGTCCGCGTGTGTCCGTCCCAGTCCTGGGTCTGATCCACGGTGCCGTCCTCGGCGGCATAGACCGGGCGGATATACATGTTGTCAATCTGGGTGCGCAGGTCAATGGCCTGGTGCAGGCTGCCATCGTTGTAGTACCAGCCCTGCGTTACAACGTGCAGATCAAGCGGCCAGCGCAGCAGCACCTCGCCGTTGGATAATCTCATAAAATCAACTCCTTAAATTTTCTTCCGCGCGGCCCTTAAAGATTCCGGTTTGTTTCACTTTTTGTTCCTTTCTCCCCGCAGGGGCGGGGCAGTTTCTGATTTCAACAGGAGTGCACCATGTCTCAAAAATCTTCAAAAAATAGTTTGCCACTCTGCATAGTTGCCGGCAACTAATTTTCTTCCGATTATACCGCCATTCATAAAAGCATATTGCCCGCCGTAGTCAGCAGAATCATTATTTGTATACATAATGCACATTCCGCTTGCGTATGAACCCGGGGAATTTAAAGCGTTTTGACTAAAGTCAAAATACAAAAACATTCCGCGACTACGGTCTGAAATATTAAAATCGCTAACCGTCCCACCGTATTTAAGTAATTTATAATTTCCGAGCATATTCACCACCGACGCCGGGCTGGCCGCCCATCCACCCGCAGCAGTCTTGCTGGCGTCTGCCGTATCGCTCACACGCACGTCGCCGGGCAGGTCAGCCCCACCGGGCAGCCAATAATAGGGGTTCCGTGTTGCACTCATAAGCAGCACCTGTACAGCTTGCACAAGGCTGTCTTACGGCAGCCCCCCCCCGAATGGATAACGCAGTTTCGTCATTTTGCTATATCTCCTTATAGATAATACAATTCTATTGATAAATTTGTGTTGGGCAATGTGTTAAGTACTTGGTCTCGTATATTGCCGAAGCATTGAAATATAAAGGTTCCGTTTTTAAAGTTTCGTGGCCATACGAGTGCTTTATCACAGGTGAAATACAAGACAGCAGTACAGTCACTCGGTGTACTAAGTGATGCTTGTGAATATTGGTCTGTGGTGACACTGTAAAGTCGATGTTTAACATTCAATTTTGCGCCCTTTAGCGCATCTCCCACAGCCTTAGCATCAGCAGCAACGCCCTCTTGCGTCAGCGTTTTGTCGGGTGCTTCCTGCTTATACGGATTATTCGCTGCTCCGCTCATACGCTCACCTCCAAAACAAATACAGCCGCACTCGTCGGCGCTGCGTTCGCATAAAACTTAACAACACCGGCTCCGGGTTCCAGCGCTGCAACCATCCGCACTGCGTCTGTCACCCGGGTTCGGTCGGATACAGTAATCCGGCTGTCCGCCGTAACCCCGGCAACCGTGACAGTGGCGCACTGCGTATAACTCGTGCTGGTTCCGTCATCCCACGTCACGCTGTAATCGCCGGTCGTCCAGGCACTTGCCGCCACCGTTACGGTTTTGTAGCTATGCGCGTTTTCTGCGCCCACATCCTCCGCATTCAGCCATACCGATTCCCCGGTCTTGCCGTTCACGTTTTGGATAACACCCGGGTCGCCTTTCTCACCCTGCGGGCCTGTCGCGCCGATTGGGCCTTGCTCACCTGTCAGGCCCTGGATGCCCTGCGGCCCTCGCTCGCCGGTTTCTCCCTTTTTCCCCTGGATGCCCTGCGGCCCTTCCGGGCCAACTTCACCCTGTGGGCCAGCGGGGCCTGTCTCACCGGTAGCGCCTTGCGGCCCCTGTGGCCCCTGCGGCCCCTGCGGGCCTTGCAAACTGCCGATCGGGTTCCATTTCTTGGCGTCCACATCCCAAATGTGAACAACGTTGTCGGTCTCACTGCCAACGGCGTAGGCATCGCCCTTATTGCCGGCGGGGTGCTCTGCTTCCAAAAGGGGCAGGCTGTCATAGCGCCCCAGCACAACAAAGCTCGTGCCGTCTGCGCCCTTCTCACCCTTCGGCCCCTGCGGGCCTACCGGGCCTGTCGCGCCGGTCGGCCCTTGTGCGCCGGTCAAGCCCTGCACACCGCGCGGGCCTTGAATCCCCTGCGGCCCAATGGGGCCAATATTGCCCTGTGCACCCGCTGGCCCCTGCGGGCCTACCGGGCCTTGCGGGCCTTGTGCGCCGGTATCACCTTTGCGCAACGCTATCTGTGTCACGCCGCCATTGTCCGTCACGGTCGCACCCATAAACTGCATCCGGCTTCGCTGCGGCATTTCCTCGCCGCCCTCGTCCAGTATCAAATGGCCGCTGCTGCCGGTAGCCTGCCAGGTCTTGCCGTCACTGCTCGTCTCAATGACCCTGTCGCTGTTTAACCGGATATACAGGCAGCCGCCCTCATTGTGGGTGCGGTTTTCCAGCGCCATTTCGTTCAGGGCCGTCACAAGCTGGTTGAAAATCGGCACAATGACTTCTCGCGGTATTTCGTCCATGACCCGCTGCATCTCTGCTGTGCTAAATCCCGGTGTGTCCGGCTTGCCAACGTTGCCCTTGCCGCTCAAATCGGCGGGTAATATTTCTCTGAATGCCATTTCCTCACCCCTTAAAGTTTCCGTTTTCCACAAATTCTGTGGCGATCTGCATCAGGCCAAAGGGCTGGTTCAGTTCCTCGTTCACAAATCGGAACCGCGCCTTGTCCACCCGCTTGATGCGTATTTTGTTGTGCAGCGTACGCGCCGTCTGGTCGTTGGAGTAGGTGAACTGGTGGTACACCAACTGGGAATAGGTAAAATACCGGCTGTGCAGTTCGTCCTTCCATATCTGGCTCCAGATGCCGCGCTTCATGGCAAACACTGTCACGCTCGTGGCAACACTGGGGGCCATTTGCAGCGCCAGATAGCGGAAACTTTTGTTCTTGTAAAACAGCGCTCCCATCAAATCCGGGGTCTCCCACACGGCGCAGATGGCCTTGCCGTCGTCGTTGTAGCTTGTCAGCGCTTCGGTGTCGTTATAAAACCGATAAATTTTCCCATCAGCAGAGCCAAAATACAGCCTCGTCTCGTTCACCCACATGACCCGCGCCGGGATATTCGTCTCGTAAAAGCAGGCGTATTGGCGGGTGGAATACGGCTCGTTCTTGTTCGCGCCCAAATTCTGCTGTCCGTCCAGCACATAGGCAACGCCGTTCAGGCACAGCCAGTACATATCCTTGTATACACAGGCGTAGGCGTCGCCCTTTCCTGCTTCGGCCAGCAGCTTGCCGTTCATGTAATAACTGCGGTTCTGGCTGAATCTCTCACCCACAATGTCACTGGGCGTGATCGCATAGATGCCTAAGTTTGTCAAAAACATTGGCTCGTTCGCGCAGTAGGCAAAACTGTATTTGGCAATCGCGCCCGGCCCCTGGATTGTGTTTGTGACAGGGAACGCCGGTTCATTGTCCACCAAATTGCCCTGCCGGATAATTACGTTTCGGTCTGTCTCGTGCTCATCCTTGTGCGCCGCAATACGGTTCTCAATAATGGAATATCCCATGATGGCGCTTTTCTCTGTGCCTACCTTGCTGTACCCGGTGTCGGGCCAGTATGTCAAGTCATACTGCCCGCTGTACCAGTCTTGATTCGGATAGTCAGGATTTCCGCTTAAAAACAGGCGGTCGGTCGCGCCGTTCACGCCGAACAAAATGCCGATATTACATTTGTTGATTCTGTCCGCATAGCCTTTCACGGTACGGCTTGCGGTGATTTCAATGTTATCCTCGCCGGTAACAGGGCTTTTCCCCGGCGCAGTGTTGAACGTTACCACTCCCGTTGACGCATTGCAGCTGTATCCGCTGGTCATTGTCTCCCAACTTCCGTTGCTCGTCAGCTTGCGCACCGTCACATTGGCGCTGTCCAGCCCGGAAAAACTCAAATGATACTGGGTGCTGGTTCCGTCTGCTGAAAAAAGTTCCTTGAACTTTGGTTGCAGCAAATTCAGCGCGTCATACTGCTTGCCGCCGCCGGACGGTGCTTTTGCAATCGTCAGCGTCGGGATGCGGGCATTGTCGCTTGCTTTCTTGATGGTACTGCCGTCATAGACCAACAGGCATTTGCCGTCGGCAATGTACAGCTTATCGTCCATCTGCCAACTGCTGCTCCGCGCATCGGCCATCCCGGTATAAATGGCAGACCCGATGTTGCTGCCGCTCGTCGGTTTCAAATACAGCGCCGTGCCCGCATGGATCAGCGTCTTGTCTTTCAGGATATGGCATCCGTTGATGCGGGCAGGATAGGTGTACAGCTTTTCATATCCCATTCGTTTGCGTACCTTGCCCGGTTCCGAGCGGATGATGTTCTGCGCATTGGGGCTTTGGCTCGTGCTCACGTTGGCCGTGTTGCTCGTGTAGTCGATGCCCAGCAGCTTGTCAATCACCAGCTTGGAACGGCTGATGGGCGTCGGAATACTGAATGTCGCCATCCTTACCACCACCCTGTATTGCTGGTAAATTCCTCTTTCGTCACAGCCTGCGGGTTGCGCAGCCGTTCAAAAGCGGTTTCAAATTCGTTGCGGTAGTAGGTCGCTACAGTAATGTCATCGTCCTTGTACAGCTGGCTTGCCATGTACAGCGGCAGCAGTACGACCGCGTCATCCGGCAGGTCAATCACCGTGTCGTCGGCGGTGGTCAGCGTCAGCATCTCTGGCTTTGCGTCATAAAAAAACTCAAACTCTCCCGCATAGCTGTCCGGAAATACCAGATACTTGCCGCCGTACAGTACAATGCCGCTCACCGGTGCGGGCGTGCCGTCGGTCATCTTGTAGATTTCCATAACTCCGGTTCGCCAGAAATTGGGCACCGTCTTTTCCAGGTCAACGGTCAGCGGTGCGTCCGCCTCTTTGGTAAAGCGGCAGCTTTTGCGCAGGTATCGCCCCGCCGTGCACAGCATTTCAATGGCTTCGTTGGCGGCCTGCGGCATGGCGTTCATGTACTCTTTGTTCGACTCATCCGGGTTCGTGATATCCGTCCCGTCAGAACTGAACATTTTTTGTAAGGTCGCCAGTTTGATTTCCTTCCAGGTCAACCGCATTCACCCCCTGTGTCATCTGCCGCTGTGCTTCCAGCTGCTTGTTGATATCTTCCAGCACCGTTGCCGCGTAAGGGTATCCGGTACTCTTGTTCCATGTCCAGTAGGTTCTGGCACTGTTCAAATCGCCGATGGGGCCAAACGCGCCCGCCTGGAAATCCACCTTTGCCATATCCCACAGCCGTTCACGGTTGCTGGCAAGGTTACTTGCTGGGTCTACCTCAATGATAAATTCATCGTTCCAGTACAATTCCCCGGCGGCGTCCCGCTTCAAAAACTCCATGCGGTCAAAGTGCCCATACTGCTGTTCGCCGTCCACGTCGGTATCCGTCATCGGGTACGGCTCATCCGCATACGCCAGCAAAAATTCAAACATCTTGCGGTACAGCTTGGCGTAGGCGTTGTTCTTCATCTCACGCTTGGATTGCAAACGGCCTGCGCTCTGGTTCGCGCTGAACTGCTTTGCACTGCCGGATGTTGCAGAACTGTCGTACTTGCCCTGGAACGCGTCGGTGATGCCCAGCGTCGATTTCGCCCAGTTATAGTTATATTCCAGCATATTCTGGTCGTTCTGCACATTGGGCTGCACGTTGATAACATCAATCATGCTGCGCTGGCTCGGGTTCTCTATGCGCAGGATTTTTAGTTCGTTGTCGTTCAGTTCTGCCTGCACACCCTCCGGCAAAATGACCCAGCTGCCGCCTTTCAGCAGCTTTTCCTGTATCTTTGTGCCGTATTTGTTGATGGCTTGCTGCTGGTCGGCCACAATGTCCACGTCCGATACGCCCAAAAACTTGTCCGATGCCGCAATGTTCACTCGCTCGATCAGGGGGAAGCCGTGCGGCTTGTAGGCGGGTATCTCGTTGGCCTGCATTTCGCCGGGCATCAGGATAACTTCCCCGGTGTCATTGTCCAGCTGTACGCTGCCGTCCGGGTTCATGATGGGCACATCCTCGCCCTGTACCTGTGCAGGCAAAACCTCACCGCTGCTCATCGTCACATCCTGGGTCAGGGTAAGCGTCTGCACGGGCTGTTCCTTGAACTTCTTATTCCCGCAAACACATACATCCCCCACCCTACGGCGTCCGCATTTTGTGCAGACCTCCGCCGTTCGCGCGTAATAATCGGGGAAATCTTCCAACACTTGGCTGCCTACCCAGCTGAACATACCCACTGTGCCCTTGTCGTGCTTGTAGTAGACAATGTTCTGGGTCACAACGCCGCTGTGGGTGCTGCCGTCGTCTCCGCCCCGGGCATCCGGCGCATCTTCGGTGTCGGTGTCCAGCTTAATGCCGTACCGCGCTTCCAGGGCTTCTTTGCTCTTGGATATCTGCACAAACACATAATCCATGTCGTCCAGCTTGTACACGCCCGGTTGGGGGATGACCTGCCGCGGGTGGCGCATCTCAATTTCTACGTCGCCCAGTGTGCAGTGATACCCCGCCGCCGGGTTCCATTCCACATGGAAAAAATCAGCCCCCTGCACCGGCACGGTGCGCTCGCTTCGGTCGTTCAGTTCGGTAAAGTGCATCCGGCGTGCCTGGTTGCGCAAAAGGCTTTCCAGCTTGCGTGCCTTGTCCTCGTCCTCCCGGTGAATGGCCGTCACCTTCGGCAGCGGGTAGGTAGAATCCACCTGACTTTCAATCAGCTCATAGATGATATTGCGCACATTGGTGGCGTCCTTCTTGGCTCCCTGTATCTTGTGGCTGCCGTAGTACATGGCCTCGCGCTTGCGCATCTTATTCAGCGTGCCGCTGTACGCAGCTTTAGCGCTGGATAGCTTGCCCTGCCATTTTTCAAGGTCTTTTGTCTGCTTGTCGTCTTTCTTCATATCTTCACTCCTGTGGGGTCACGCCCCCGCAAATGTGATAAAAAAGCGGCCCTGCCGTAGCAGAGCCGCTAAAATTACTGCTTCTTGGTTCGCCGTTTCCGGGTGACTTGGCTTCCCCCTTGGGGGAAGCTGTCAGCGGCTCCGACCGCTGACTGATGAGGGGCAGCCTCGCCGTTCTCTACCGTCCGGGAATAATACGTCCCATCACTGTTCACGGCCTCCACAACATACAGCCGCTTGCCGTCCTCAAAGGTGTCCCCGATTTTCAATCCTTTAGGAACCATGCCGCACCGCCTTAGGTCAGCGTGCTACCAGCAGCAGCGCCGCCCAAAATAACGTGCCGCCAATCTCCGAAACCGACGCTGAAACGGCCACGGCAGGAAGTGATCAAATCCTGCGTCATCGTGTCCACATTCTGGAAGGTCTCCATCGCGGTACGGTCAAAGAACACATTGCCCAGCAGGTCTTTGTTGGCCTGAGAACTCATGATGATATAGGGGTTCGTCTCGTCAGCAGCCTGCCAATGGTGATCAACGACGAGCTTCCACATACCCTTGTTGACGTTCACATCGTTGAAGTTGCTGCCGACCTGCTGGTCACTGTTGGCGATTTTTTTCGCAAGCACGATCATATCGGGGCGGTTGGCAGGCAGGATGATGGTGTCGAACACATAGCCCATGTTGTTGCCGGAGGCATTCATGAAGTTGAAGCCGACATTTGCCAGTTTGTTCAGCATCGTGTCATCGGTGCCAAGCGCATTGGTGAACACATTGCTCTGTGCGGCAACACCGGTATTGCCGGTATGGTCTTTTGCAAACAGGGCTTTGCCGTCCGCAGTGGTGGAATCCAGCCCGGTCTTTGCGCCGTAAGTAAAGGTCGCGGCGGCGCTGGTCAGTGCTTTGGAAGCAATCACAGCACGGGTGCGCTTGTAGGAACGCACATAGGCTGCAGAGCGGGCAGCGGCAATATCGAACTGGCCGTCCTCGATCATCGTCTTGGTGACGCGGAACGCCTTCTTGAACTCCCAATGCTGGATGAGCTTGGGCTCCACCTCGCCGAAATCATCCAGCGGGCTGGACGCACCCTCATCGACCAGATCAAAGTTCGAGAAGGTAGACATACCGGCGATCTTCTCGCCGAAGCGCTTGGACTTCTTGACATTGAAAAGCGCTTTCACAAGCTCGTCATCGTTGTTCTTCTCGTTGTCAGTGTCTTTCATCTTCATGATGAGCAGGTCAGCCCACTCATTCCAAAAATCATTGGCAAGGCCGCTTGCCTTACTAAAAATAACTGCCATAGTCAGTCTCCTTTACACAAAAATCAAATTGAGTTGTAGAGCTTCTGTAGCTCCTCTTCGCTCTTGTCCGGGAAATACTCACGTGCTTTCGCAAGCATCCCGCTACTCATGGTCTTTTCCTTACCCGGCATATTGGCCCCTCCGTGGGACGCCAGATGCCCTTTGCCGCGTGCCGCGTTGATAGCCGCCTGTCGCCCTGCCGCCGTGCCGCTCTGTACTGCCTTGCCATAGTTGACCGCCTTATAGGCCGTCACCATATCCAGGCCCTTGTTCTGCACCAGGTTCACGATCTCGCCAAAATTCTCCATGTTGGCAAGGTCCGCAACACTTTTCAGGCCCGGTTCCAGCTTTTGCAGCTCGGCAAAATCAGCGTTGAACGCCGCCTGCGCCTCGTCGTTGACCCGGGCCGCTTTCAACTCCTGCATCTCTGCTTTCAGCTGTGCTTTCTCTGGGTCGTTGTCAATGATGCGCTGCAAGGCGGCACGCTGTTCTGCCGTCTGGTTGGCCGTAGCCTGTTCAATGGCTTTCTGTCTGGCAATGCGGTTCTGGGCATCCATCGCGTCAAAGTAATCCTGCATCGTATGGATAGCCGCGCCGGTCTCGGGGTTTTTGTACCCGGCAAATCGCTGTGCAAACTGTCGGTCTACGCGCTGCTGTGCCTCTCGCTCGCTGCGCTGGCGGGCAATGGCCCATACATTGTTGGGAATCTCCGGTTCCTGCGCGGGGGCAGTTTCCGTACTTTCCACATCGGTTTCCACGTTTTCCACAGTTTCCACGTTTTCTTCCGGGGTGTTCTCAATCTGGTCGGCTACGCCAGCGGTCACGCCGTTCTCAAACTCGTCCATAGGTTCCTCCGCGTACAACGCCCGCCGGCTAAAAATTTGTATAAAAAAAGCGCCTACCATCTCTGGTAAGCGCTTCTTCTATCATTTTTTGCCTTCTCCTGTGGGAGAAGGTGCCGCCGCAGCGGCGGATGAGGGGCAGCTTTGCCGTTATTGCCCTGCCACCCCTTGTGCTCCTGCCGGGTTATTTTCCTTCACGGCGACCGGGTAATTCACCCGCATCACCGCAACATCGGGGGCTTTCTCCCCCATTACGTGCCCAAAATCAGGGCACTGCTTGTTCCGGCAAATGAATTTCAGCACTTCGTGCTCGGAATCGGTGCGGCACTCTATGCCGCAGGTCTGGCATCTCATGCAGGGCTCCCCCATTTCTCGATCAGCATTTTGCGGTCACTCGGGCTTGCGTTCTTGTAGTCCTCGTACATATCCGCCGTCCACGGCCGCTTTTTGATATTCACCGGTTTTTTCGCCGGGCTTGTCCACCAAACGCAAAAATAACGTAACGCATCCGGGAAATGCGTCAATCCGTGCGGATTCTTCGCATACACATCTGGGTTTTTATCATCCTTCTGTATCTTCGTCAGGCACGTCCACAACTCGCCCGGCTTGTAGAACGTCAGATACCCCTTCCCTGTTTTCTCGTCCTTGCGCAGCCATTGTTTCATGGCCGCACACCCGGCAGGAAAATCGCGGGAACTTTGCACCAGCGGCAGATGCGCTTCGCTGAACAGCTGCGCACGGCTTTTGCCGCTCTCCTGACTGCGGTTCCACAAATCAGGCGGCGCAAGGTACATATCAATTTCCTCGCCCTCTGAATTTCGCAAAATCAAGTCTGCTGCCTCGCCTATCGTCTTGTTCGGCCCGCCGTCCACCCGGTACACCGTTGCATGGTTGTTCGGGTCAACAGCAATCCAGATAGCCGCCAGCATATCAAGGCCGTAGTCAATCGCCACATAGCGTCTAAGCGGCCCTGTGGGCGGTGCATCGACCAAGTGGGTATCTTTATCAAGCTCACTAAAAAAGCGCCCTCCGGGTGCGGAGAGCGCTTCTTCCTCTGTTGCAGGGTACTCCTGCATCGTTTTATCCTCGCCCAGTGCAGCGACCGTCTGTGCGTACCACTTCTCACTGCGGCGCGGGTCTGTGCTCCATGGCAAAAACAGCTTGGTGAAGCCGTTGCCGGGGTTCGTGTAGATTTCCTCAAACAGCGTTCCCAGCTTGATAGTAGACAACCCGATAACCCGCCCGCCGAACGGTCGGTTGATAACCGGGTATGCCGCCTGCCAAATCTCCTCTGCGTACTGCTGGAACGCCCATTCATCTATCACGATCAAGTCAGCAGTAAACGAACGGCCTGCCGCAGGGCTTGACGGAAACGCCTTAAACACGCTCTCCGGGCCGTCCGGCCACATCACAACTACCTGCATCGTGCTTTTGTAGAATACCGGCCCTGTCCACCCCTGGATACTGCCGCCCGGCGTGTCCACCTCGCGGATAAACTCCGGCATATACCGCAAAATCACCGCTAGGCGGCGTACAAGCTCCTTTGCCTCGTCCTCCGACCGGCTCAGGCCAATCGCAGTGCGGCCTGTGTTCAAGGCAACCAGCCTTGCCACCTCAACAAGCGCAAGCCATGTAAAGCCCAGCTGTCGCGCTTTCAGCACGCACACAAGCCGGTTCCCCGCAAACACAATCAGGGCTTTTTTCTGCCCATCCCACAGCGTAAACGGCTGTATCAGCTCGTCCGCGTCCTTGTCCTCAATGTGACAGTACGTCTCGCAAAAATAAACGGGGTCTTTGCGGCACGCTTCCCGTTCCAGCTCTCTCGCTTCTTCCAGTGTCACCGCATCACCCCGCTTTCAGCAAAAGTCTTGCGTGGAAAACCAGCCAATCAAAACGGATTGCAAAGTTCGGTACCGCATATACCATGTTGTCACAAAAAAACGAAAGCGACGGCAACAGATAGAATGCGTCCCCGTAAATCTCAAAATTGAACCTGCAATCCATTTCTATACCTCCAAATTCCCCATACCCGCCCTACCGGTCTCTGCTATGCCGGTCTCACCCGTTGCGGGGAGCAAATCCGCAACGTTTTTTGATTCCCTGTATTGTCCGCGCAGGGCTGGCGGGCTGTCTTTTCGTATACCGCGCAGTCCCGCGGTTTTCGGCGGTATTTATACCCGCGCCCCTATTCGCGGTTGAAGTTTTGTTTCGCACTTCACTGTGCGGGCAGATTTTTTCAGACTCTCGAAGTCCCGTTGCGGTCTGCCATCGCGCCGCGCTCCTGATCGGCTTGCCGCTTTGCTTACAGCGTTCAGGTTATCTATCGCGTTTTGCCTGCGCCGGGCTTTTACCGGTGGGAGCGACCCAGCATTGGTGCAATCAACTGGATTTGAACCAGTAACTCACGCTCGAGCCGTGGCTTTTCCAATTAAGCTATGATTGCAAATAAAAGGCGCGGCAGTTGCGCGTGCTGCACAGCGTGCAAGTTGCGTGCACCAGAGGCTTGCCGCGATCTGTTCACTCTACAGGCTCGTATGTCTTTTCAAAGATGTCCGGCTTGCACGGATACTGTTCGCCGTTCACACCAGTGATAATCCAGTCACCGGGAGCAGCGTGCATAACGCCTTCCAGCGTAAAAATATCAAGTTCTTCCTGCGTCTGGTACGCTTCAATGACAACCGGCTTTTTCCTAAAATACATAGTCCTCACATCCTGCTTGCTTTTCGGCTCTTTCTCTTTTTTCTTGGCTTCTTCCTCTTCCTCGCGACGGTGTCTGGAAATCGTGTTCTGCATATGGATTGCGCCAACGATAGCGCCGACAGGAATATACGGCATAGGTCTCCATCCTTTCTCTCCGAAACAAATGTCGGGAACATCTAAAAAATAAGGCTCATGCTTTCTGCCTTGCGAGTTTCTTTGGCAAGCCATATCAGCATAAGCCTGTTCAGAACCCGCCACATGGTACGCACTGTCAGTAGGCGCATGGCGGTTGCCTAACGGGGAACACATTGCCGCGTCCGGCCCTGCTACCTTTACCCGTATCATCGGCCTTGGTGCTGAATCGAGGACTTGAACCCCGAACCGTCTGATTACAAAACAGATACTCTACCAGTTGAGTTAATCCAGCATAATAGGCTTCCCGCTTAGATTATCGACTTGCATCGTTTTCAGCAGGCATTTTCATTCCTGGGTGTGGTATGCCATACACGCTCACATCGTTCGGGAGCTACCCGACTCCTGGTACTGCACATAGGCCTTGCACCTTTGCCACGCCGTTGCTTCGGAGCGCAGCGCCCTTGCTGCATTGACTTGTCAGGCCAAGTTTGCGGCTGGCTATGCAGCATATAAAAAAAGCGCCCTGCCGTAGCAGAACGCTTTGTATCAATTCAATTCAATGCTCTCGAGAACAGCCCTTAATTCTAGAATGTGCAGATATTGACCCATTGCAGCCTGCTGTTCTCTTAAAACGTCGAATGGGCAGTCGTGTTTCGGCTCAAAAGTATAAACGTTACGTTTATGTGCTTCAATTTTTGTATTTAGTGCTTTTAGTTCCTCGTAGCGAATTTTTGTCTGCTCGTACTCCGCAATGAAACGCTGTTTGTAATCATCGCTTGTCATGTCCCGAATAGTGTCGCGCAACTCTTTCATAATCGCCCTTCCATTTTTCATATAGTGGCCGCTGGGTCTTGAAGCGGACGGCCCTAGTCCCATAAGCAGTAGGAGGTACTGTCTCCGCACCGGGAAACTCAAAATTTCAAAATTTTATTTTTTCAGGGAACCTTTGCTATCCAGGATATAGTCCCCTTATAGGGGGGGATATGCACTCTTGTTTCCTGCTTGTGATACAATCCCGCGTTTTCTTGTATTTTACATGGAAATTTGTGCCATAGCCGGGCACGAAGGTGTGAATTTTATTTTTGAATGCGCTGGGGGAACGGACATATTCGTACTGGGCCGCGCTCTTCGTACACCCCCCGGGCCGCCCTCATAGGGGGATACCCCCGCCCCCTACCCTGCCGGTCTCCCGGCTCGGAATCTACCGCTAAAAAAAATAGACCCCCGCCCCTTCCTTGATGCCAGCCAGCAGCAGGCTTTCCGCTTTCCGGCTATCCGCTATTAGCTTTTCTTCTTTCCTGCTTGCTGTCATGCCAGAAAAGCGGCCTATTTCGCTAAATACTTATTTAGCGAACATTCATTTCACGTTACATCGTCCTTTTGCATTCGCTTCTGTATGTTCTGCAACATTTTTCTATCTGCGTCGGTCATCGTCTCGGCTGTGATTTCCATCTGGTCCGCCGGTTTATCCCCCGCAGAATCTCGGAACGCCACGAACGCCTTGACGTTCCCGGCCATCGCCTGCACGGCCTGTGCGGCTGCCATCGCTTCATATATCGTGCACGGTTTCCCGGTCTGCTGTTCCGTCTGTTCTGCGATTCTCTGCGCTCCTGCATCGGTCAGCGCTTCCTTATCAGAAAGAGGAAGGTCTGCTATTGCCTGGCAGATTTCTCGGAGACTTCTCCGCGCCCTTCTGCTTTCTCCGCTGGCTGCTCCCCCTGACTGCTGGCGTTCTCTCTTCTCTTCCGGCTCTAGCTGGTCAAGCGTTCGGCACGGCCTCAGATTCGCCAGGCTGGCCGGATTCATTCGGATTCCCTTCCTGCTGATCAGTTCCCCGCGCTCTGCCTGCTGCCTTGCTCGTTCTACTCCCTGCTGCGCCTTGCTCATCTGCTGGACGGCCTGCGCCGCCTTTTTTTCTGCCATGTTGCCGCCCTCCTTTTATAGCAACAAAAAAAGCGCCCAAGCCGAAGCCTGGACGCCACAAACCTAATTTTTCGCGTTAAAACGTTAAAACTGTATAATGAGTGAGCCCCGCCGAGGAAGCTCGCTTCCTCGCGTGGTTCGCTCATTATACACATTTTACTACTTTAGTGCGATTTTGTCAAGGGTTTACTCCTGCTTGTTGTTTTCTCGCTGCATCTTTTCCGCGCAGGCTTCCAAAATGTAGCCCTGTACACTCTGCCCGGCTGCTGCTGCCGCCTGCCGAATTTCCGCGCCGTCCTCTTTAGTCGGACGAATCATTATATTATCCCTAGCTTTATTATATTTAACGCTGGCTCGGCTGTGTGCCTCTGATACCGACATGATATCACCTCCTACCTTATTATAGCACGACGACACATAACCGTAAACGTACAAAATCACCACAAAATAACCGTTAACGTTGTGCAATTCGTCAATAGACAATAACCGTTAACGGTGATATAATACAGACAACGAAACAAGAAACCCCACACACCAAACAGGAGGCCTACAAAATGACTACCACCTATAAAACCTACAAATGGTTCAACCCCCGCCCGTCAACCATCACCGAAGGCACCGCAATGTACAGAGACCTTGCCAGCAAGCATCATCCCGACCACGGCGGCAGCGTCTCCGACATGCAGGAGATAAACGCCGAGTGGGACGAGTTGAAGCCCACGCTCCCCCGCTTTTGTAGCGAACAGGCCAAGCAAGGCCGCCAGCAGTATCAGCAGACCAGAGCGGCAGAGGATGCCGCCAAGGCCGCACAAGATGCAGAGGCCGTCAAGATGGCCGAAGAGCTCGCCAAGTGCCCGGGCCTGAAGTTCGATGTCGTCGGCTCCTGGATTTGGGCCGACACAAACCACAAGTGGCTACACACTCTTGAGAAGCTCGGTTTCCGCTGGTCTGCTAACCGCTGCAAATACTACTGGCATCCCACTGGCGACACCAGCCGCCGCAACCGCCGCGCATCCTATAAAGAAATCTACCAGAAGTACAGCGGCCAGAGCTACCAAACCCGAGACCGCGAAACAATCCCCGCCTGATACCTTGCAGGGCCGCACAGTCAAGCGACCCTACCCCACTACAAAATTAAAAAAGGAGATATTCACCATGACCATTTACACAAAGGTTAAAGGCTTCAGCAGCTTCCACCGCGTCACCTGCGAGATCATCCCCACCGGCAACGGCTATGAACGCCTTGCCATCCACAGCGCCGAGCCCATCAGCGCCCGCAGCTACTACAAGCAGCCCGCCGCCGTCCGTTTCGTTCTGGGCTTTTCCCCTGCATGGGCTCCCGCCTGGGCGCTGCACTCCGTCGGCCAGTCCCAGCTATTCAACCGTCTGCACAGCTTATAATATGGACTTGTCCACCGCTGAAACTCTCGCAGGACTGCACAGCGCAAAGCAGCCCCGCCCCATTACCAAAAATCACAAAAAGGAGCTAACAACCATGTATTACCCTATCAACGAGACCACCGCCCGCGCCGCTCATGACATGATTAGTTTTAGCGACTACCGCACCGGCAGCGCAACAGCCGACTACCGCGCCCAAGTTGACGAGGCCGCCGCCGTGCTGGAGCGCGTCAAGCCCCTTTGCGCAACCGATGCACAGCGCGACCGCGCCGAATGGCTGCTTGACCGTTACGCCGTCACGCTGGCCGCCGCCATCAACAAGGACAACGAAATCGGCACGCGCTGCCCGTCCGTGCTGATTGCTGGCCCTTCCAACTTCCCCACCCGGAAGAAGGCCGCGCAGGTTGCCGCATGGGATGCCAACCGCGATATGTACAGCCGCGCCGAGCATTACTTGAATCTGCTGCGCCGCGCCCACTGCCAGCCCATCAAGAGTAACGACCCAGAAGCGATTGAGGCGCTGACTTACAAGCTCGACCGCCTACAGGCAGAGCGCGACCGGATGAAGGCCACAAACGCCTATTACCGCCAGCACAAGACGCTGGAAGGCTGCCCCGGCCTTGACCCAAAGGAGCGCCGAAACATCGAAAGCCACTGGGCCGCAGGATGGTACACCGGCACGCCGTACCCGCCTTACGCCTTGCAGAACAGCCTCGCCAACGTCAAGCGCCTACAAGACCGCCTGAACGCGCTGCAGGCCGCGAAGGTGGCCACCCCGGCAGAGGTAGAGCACAACGGCTTCACCTACAAAGAAGACCCCGACCAGATGCGCGTACAGCTGATTTTTGACGGCAAGCCCGACGACGACACCCGCGCCCTGCTCAAGTCTCACGGTTTCCGCTGGAGCCCCCGCAACGCGTCATGGCAGCGCCAACTCACCGAGAACGGCAAGCGCGCCGCCCGGCAGGTCATGCAGATTCTCGACAAGTAACCCCCCACAGGAGGTGCAACCTACATGAAAAAAGCTATTATTTCCGTCATCATCGCCGCCGCCCTGGCGGCCTCCTTCGCCGCCGGTGCCCGCGCTGCGATGCTCAACGCGCAGCCCGTCGGCCCGTCCGGCTCTGGCTACATCATCAGCTACCGCTTCGGCCCGCTCTGGTTTAATGAGCTCTATATCTGAGCGAAGGCACGGCCCCGCCGGGATTTTTTTGGAAAGCGGCTCGACAAACCGCCGAATAACTTCTTGCTGTTCATACTCCGGCATGTTATAATCAAGTCAACGACACAGAAAGGAGACTCCTGCATGACTACCGCACACGAAATTAAATCTTGCTATCCCAACAGCTACCGCGCCTTCTTCCTCGACGACAAATCAGGCCGTCACATTACGATCCATTTCACCAAGATTGTTACCGTCAAAAACGACCCCGACAGTGACGCGGTTCGTTGGGTTCGTCAAGGCCTGCTGGATCACGTTCTGGATTCTTACTGGTGGGTTGAAATCACAAACTCCAATGACGATGGGATTTTGCTTGATGGTGACGAACCGAGCATCGACTCTTACAATCCCATTCTTCACGCAAACGGAGATATAGATTTCAAGTGGATTTTGCCAGCTACAGAAGAAAATTTCTGGGCAATCTTCGACGAAATCATTTCCCGCGTTGAAAACGGTCGTATTGATGGATAATTTTCCATCACAACAGCCCCCACAACAACCAATCCCCGGCAGGCACACCGCCCTCCGGGGATTTTCTGTGTACTTTTTTCCAAGTGTGTACTATACTGTGTATCTAACAACAGAAGCGCCGCCCGGATTATGGGCGGCGTTTTTTTAAAGTGTGTACTAAAGTGTGTACTGCAAAATAAAAATGCCGTAGATTTTAACGAATCCACGGCATTTTTTCAAGTCGGAGTGACGGGATTTGAACACCCCACCACACATTCAAGTAATAAATATTTAGCGCTATTTCGTTTATTCTGTGTATTCTTTTTCGCAAATATTTTCATTCTAAACGGAAAAGTGTGTACTTTTACTGTGTACTTTTTGAGTTCGCCAGTCTTTCAAATACGGCTTGTAGGTTCCCTGCTGTCCGCTCGTCGTCTCCCTCCAGGTAATGACTGTACTGCTTGTAGGTGTCCATGCTCTTGCTATGCCCGATAAGCTGTTTCAAGTCTCCCTGCGGTAGTTCTTTTGCGATGCTGACAAAAGTATGGCGCATTTCGTATAAGCTCAACTCCGGCATTCCGTTGACCCGCTGATAGCGTTGCCAGCGGTGGTAATATGTGTGCATGGATGCCATGGGGAAGATATATTCTTGATGCCCTGTAAGCTGTCGCTGATCTTCCAGCGCGTCTATGGCGTACTGCGATAACACTACCGTCCGCAGCGCGTTCTGATTTTTCCCAAGCGTGTGCTGACCCTTGATGTTAATTGCCTGGTGCAGTTCACAAGAATTCCCATGAACGTCAGACCATTTTAAACCGCGCATTTCTCCGGGCCGCACCCCTGTAAAAACCTGGAATCTGTAATAATTTATGTAGTTGTCTCTAACTACTTTCCCATTCAGCACGGTCGTATCTGTGCTTAACAGCGTTTGCAGGTTCTCGACCGTCAATACGCTTTTCCCTTTGCATCTGGCGGCTGTCGGGATTTCTATCTCGTCAAGTTCCAACGTTGTCATTTTTGACTTCCGGCAAAACTTCACGAACTGCTTGCAGTAGTTTACATAGTTTTGCAACGTTTTTTTGGACAGCGTGTCAGACCCGCGCCCCTGTGGGTGTTTGAAAGCATAGTTAATAATCGACTGGAAATCCTGCTCACTCATAGCGGCGACCGTTTTTTTGCCGATCTGCGGCAACAGATGCACTCGGCCAAACGATTCCATCTTCGTATATTCTTCATCTGATATTAGTTTTTTCTGGTCTAAAAAAGCCATCCACGCAGATTCCACGCCGCACCGCTTTCTGCCGATGCCGCTTTCAAGCCATGCGTCGGCCTTGGCGTTGGCTTCTCGCTGCCCTGTGCGCCCCGGCTTGGCGCTGGTAAAGGTTTTTCTCACGCCGTCTTTCTGCACGTTAATCTGCCAGCGCTGGGCCGATTCAATCCATTTCGCCGTATTCGTTCTTTTCATGCCTTGACACCCTTTCAAATTAAAGATATACTAAAAGATGCCAGCGTAATGCTGACACCCTTTGCCCTTGCCGGTGCTGTCCCACCGGCAGGGGCTTTTTTTATTCCTACGGATTGCATCGACTACACGGCGTGTAGCCTTGCGCGATGGCATCGTTTATATCAATAGAATAGCAACTATTTCGTAAATACGAACATCCATAAGAATGATATTTACTGCCCGTCGCTGTGATATAAACCGTGTAGCTGGTTGTCTGTTCGGGTTGATACGACTGCCCAGCGCTTGCCGCGCCGTCGCTGTATCCCTGGTTGTATCCGTTGTTATACGCCGCACTGGTATCAACAGACTTTTTCCCTTCGGCTACTCCTACTTTATATCCTGTGTCATAGCCCCTGTTATAGTCAACAGCGGAATTTGCTGTGCTTTTTCCTGCGGAATATCCATTTGTGTACCCGCTGTTGTACCCTTCTTTTTGGCCGTAGTCATAGCCACTTTTCTTTCCGGCATCATATCCGGCCCGGTACTGCTCATCTGCCACCTCATCGGATTTTTCCTGGGCGGCCGCGTATCCCTGATTATAGATAGCTTCTGTATCTATTTTCGCCTGCGTATCAAAATAGCCATAGCACAAAACCTACACAAAGCACGCTGCGGCCAATGCCATAAGTACAGCATAGTTCACCCGCATCGTTCGCGGCTCACCTTTAGACACTAATACTTTATCCGCATTATATTCTACTACGCCATTTTTACAATACAGACACCGTTCATGCCGTCCCAACTTCCGCGCGACATCCAGCGTTCCGCTTTTTACTCTCGGGGCTTTTCGAAGTTCCGGGCACGCGGGGCTTTCATGTATATAATGGTCGTTCGTATCATCCCGCCAAAATACAATTTTATCCACAGTTTTGCCGCCTTTGTTCAATCTGCCAATTCCCCGCGCCGGTTTGCGCTTTTTCGCGCTGGCTCTCCCTTATACTGTAAATACAAACTACATTATAATGGAGGTTTCCACAATGTCTGTTATCATTCGTTCACAACTGCCGCCAAAACATGGCCGCAGGAAACGTCCCAAAAATCGGATTGTAAAGCATTGACAGCCATTTTTGTGCATTTTACCACTAGAATACAACCGCTGGTTGTGTTATAGTTGTACCGTAAACAGCAGCTACATAAAAAGGAGAACGACCATGCAGGAAATCAGCGACCGGGAATTTATCGCCATGCTTCACCAACTGCCAGACAAGGCAGCATATGTCAACTATTTAAGAGCCCTCGCAGCATCGCCAGACCCGCCGCCCGCTTCTCCGGCGGCAGCTGGTGCATGATGTCAAGCGCCTCTTTATCAAGTTCATCCACCCCATCAGCGGCAACGCTGGTGGGGTTTTCTTTTTGCTCCCCCGTCAACAGGTATTCAACGGTTACGCCAAAATAATCCGCTAGTTTTAATAAGACAGTCTGCCTTGGATTTGCACCGTTTTTCCAACCCGTTACCGTGCCTGTGGATTTTACACCAACCTCTGCCGCAACGGTATTAGGGTATTTGCCTGCCTGATTGCACAAGCGCACAAAATTATCCCAAAACATACAAATGCTTACACCTCATTTTGTGCAACCCGCTGAAACTAATAAAACTGATGCAAAGCTATTGCAAAACTAATGTAAATGAGGTATACTCATAACATACGAACAAGCAAAGCAAAAGCTAAGCCCCATGTTTCAGCGGCTTACCAATGATTTCTGACAACTTCATTATAACTTTGGCTCTCTTGTTTGTCAATGAGATTATCTCATTATTTCATATTTGGAGGTGAGATTTATGGCATTTGCACAGGCCCGCCAGAAAGCAGGTCTTTCCCAAGCACAGGTAGCAAAGGAACTCGGTGTTGACCAGTCGGCTGTATGCCGCTGGGAAACCGGCGAGAACATGCCCCGCGCCGCATCGCTCGTCCTTATGGCAAAGCTCTACGGCTGCACCGTAGACGAACTTTTAAGAAAGGAGTAACCCCCATGCCCGCCACCGTAAAATCCCCCCTTGTCTTTACAGCCTTCATCAAATCCCACGGTTACAACAAATTGCAGCTAGCGCAGGCCATCGGGATTCCGGCTGGCAAGGTCACAATGCGTGCAACAGGCCGTGCCCCCTGGCGCTTGGATGAAGCCGCCCGCGCCGCCGCCGTTCTCGGCGTCACGCTGGACGAATTTGCAAGAAATGCGCTGTAAAAAAAAGCGCCTCAGCTGACTACCAGCAACGGCTTTGCCCCGCAGCGCGTGGCAACGGCATTGCAGTGTGAAGCGCAGCCTATCCCCGCATCAGCATAGCTCGGAATAGCTGCGCAAGGCAGAGGCAAGGCTTGGCGGCGCATTGGCATTGTTGTGCAGTGCATTGGCAAGGCTGGGCAGGGCTGCGCAACGCATCGGCATGGAGTTGCATTGCAAAGGCAAAGCGAAGCGCAGCAAAGCAATGGCATAGTTTAGAACGGCGTCTCAAGGCAGCGGCACTGATTGGCGCAGCCAAGCAAAGGCATAGCCTTGAATTGCCTATTGCAGCAACAGAATGGCATCGAGTGGCGCAGCGATGGCATAGAATGGCAGAGCGTAGCTGGGCAACGGCATAGCATTGAGATTCGACGCGAAGGCACCGAAAAGCAACCGATTTTATTTAAAAAGGAGACAACCACCATGAAAGTAAAAATCACCCTATTAGAAGAAGTTCTCGGCAGCTCCCCCAGCAATGAAGAACTTCTCGCAACCTACATTGCCAGCAAGGCCCCCACCGGCGACCTCTCAGCCGAAGAGGTGGACAACATCAAGGCCCAGAACGCCGAAGACCGCGTCACCGTCTTTCCCAAAACCGCCGACGGAACGCCGTTCCTGTACGACTATCAAGTAAAGGGAATGTTCAAGGATTCCTGCAAGATGCTTGCCAAAGCGGGCAAGGCTGGCTATGCAGGCGGCAAGGCTTGCGCAGCCATCAAGGCATATAAACAGGCCATCGACGGTTTGATTTTCGTTACCCCGCGCGAGATTCCCTACGACCTGCACGGCATGAAGGTTGATTTCTGTGAGCGTCCCCTGCGGGCGCAAACCCCGATGGGCGAACGCGTCAGCATCGCAAAGTCGGAGAGCATTCCCGCAGGTGCAACAGCAGAATTTGAAATCGAATGTCTCGACCCTAAGCTTGAAGACATGGTTCGTGAGTGCCTCGACTACGGCACAAAGCGCGGCCTGGGCCAGTGGCGCAACTCCGGCAAGGGCCGCTTTGAATGGGAGGAAATCAAAGAATGATGGCAAAAACAAAAACGCCGCCCCGGTGCACCACCACCGGGACGGCAGAAAAACAGAGCATCACAAAAAGCTCTAACTGTATTCTATCACTTCCCCGCGCTGCCGTCAAGTTAGCGATCACCGCAGATTTGGTGCTGCTGCTGGCCGCGCTTGGCCCTCTCAACATCCCCGGCATCGTCTGCACGGTGCTGGCCCTCAACGCCCTGTGCGGGCTGTATTTCAAGGAGGTATCCCGCCATGAAAAAATTTGAACTGACCGCCGAATTTATAACGAACGTTTTCGGGAACAAGCTGTTTCGCATTAAGGCTCTTGTCGATTTCGGCACCGTAAGAGCTGGCGAACTTGGGGGCTTTGTGGAAAAGGAAGAAAACCTCTCCAACGATGGCGATGCGTGGGTCTCCGGCAACGCGCTGGTCTCCGGCGACGCGCTGGTCTCCGGCAACGCGCTGGTCTACGGCGATGCGTGGGTCTTCGGCAATGCGTGGGTCTTCGGCAATGCGCGGGTCTACGGCAACGCGCTGGTCTACGGCGACGCGCGGGTCTACGGCGACGCGCGGGTCTACGGCGATGCGCTGGTCTACGGCAATGCGCTGGTCTGCGGCAATGCGCTGGTCTACGGCAACGCGGACTACGCCGTCGTTGAAGGCTTTGGCCGATATTTCCGCGCGACCACATTTTTTCGCTGCAAGGATAAAATTCTCCGCGTACAGTGCGGTTGCTTTTATGGTGATTTGGCGCAGTTCCGCGAAATCGTCAAGAAAACCCACGGCGACAGCAAATACGCCAAAGAGTACCTCGCAATTGCCGACTTGATGGAGCTTCATTTTTCTGATGGGGAAGAAAATCAGGAGGCCGACGAATGACCAGCTTTTGGGGGCATCAAGATAACCCGTTTCCGCCCGATGAACCCCGCCGCCCCCGCCGCCCCCGCC